AATATATACTTTACGATTCACAGCAAAAACTTACCTGTTTGGTCCTGTTGCTGAGAATCCTGAAGGTCTCATCCGTAAGGTTCAAGTTGATATGTACGCCGACACCAATACTCAGACAGCAAAGAGAGAGGTAAGATATACTGCTGTTCCTGATCCAATTGATGCCAATCCTGGTGATGACTTCGGTTTCAGTGAAACTTGGGAAACATTTACTGATTCTAAGTCTTATAGTCCCACAAAGCAGTCTGATATTTGATACTTATGTCTGATTTTGATGCGATTGATGATGCACTTAATGTGGAAAGTAGTATTGTTGAAACAGAAAAACCATCTCCTATTAAGAGACCGATAGAAAGTAACGATATTAAAAAAGACTATGAATATAGTAGAGCAAATCTATATTCTTTAATTGAGAAGGGACAAGAGGCAATAAACGGAATAATGGAACTGGCAGGAGAAAGTGCTAGTCCTAGAGCGTATGAAGTTGCTGGACAACTAATTAAAAGTGTGGCAGATACTACAGATAAGTTAGCAGATTTACAAAAGAAACTAAAGGATCTTGAAGAAGATGGAGCAAAGGGTCCTAATAATGTTACTAACAATGCAGTGTTTGTAGGTTCAACATCAGAACTACAGAAACTTCTGAAGCAAGGATTTCTAAATAATAATAACCCAGAAAAAGATAAATGAAGAAGTGTAAGCAGGGGTATTACTACTGCTATAAGGATAAAAAGTGTAAGCGAATCCCTGGTGGATATCGTGTAGGTCTGGGTGGATATCTTCGTAGGGAGAGAGAAGAGGAAAAATCGGAAGATAGTGGCGAAACTGAAACCAAGAAAAATGGTAATGGTAATGGTGGAAATGGTGGTAATGGTAATGGAGGTAATGGTGGAAATGGTGGAGGAAATGGCGGTGGCGGTGTAAGTGAATCAGTAATGACCAAAGCGCAAATTAAAAAGCGTGATGAAATTGCTGACTCTATGAGCACAAGGGAATTTAATAAAAGATATGGAAAGGATCGTGGTAAGAGTGTGAAGTACGCCACTGCCACTAAACTTGCTATGAAAGAGGAATCAAACCCTCGTATTCCTAGAAAAAAAGGTCAACCTGCCAATTCTAAAAAACACTCTGATCTTTATACTGATGAAAATCCAAAGGGAACCATTCATGGTTTAGGATTCAAAGATGTTGCAACTGCTAAAGCAAGTGTTACTAAAATAAAGAAATCAAGTCGTTCTCATGCTCATAAAATCCAGGCAGCAATTGCTATGGAACAAAGAGCAAGAGTTATGGGTAAAACATCTGAAGCAGCAGTCTATCGTAAGTTCATTAATTCTATGAAAAAGAAGACTGAGAAAATGAACGAGGGTTGGTCAGATAAATATAAGAAGTCTATTGATTGTGATAATCCAAAAGGATTTTCCCAAAAAGCACACTGCCAAGGTCGTAAGAAAAAAATGAACGAGGAAAAGAAGAAAGATCACGAGTATTCTATGGCTCGTTCAGAATTAAAAACTATTAAGAATGCTGCTTCTCGTCTTGAAAAAAAGATGGGTAAAACTGGTGAAGGCGAACTAAAAGCATGGGTTCAATCTAAAATAACCAAGGCAGCAGATTATATTGATACTGCAGCAGATTATGTAACTAATGAGGAAACTTGTCCTATCTGCGGACACGATCCTTGCCAATGTTTGGAAGGTGTTATCACTGAAAAACGTGATGGTAAGTCTTCCAAGGACAAAGGGTATTCTCTCCGCGACTGGTTCAAAGGTGGTGGTTGGAAACAGACTGGTGGTAAATATGATGGTAAGCCCTGTGCGAAACAACCCGGTCAAAAGACTAAACCATATTGTCGTGATGCAGACGACCGTGCTGCTATGAGTAAGGAAGAGAGAAACAAGAGAGCTGCTAAAAAGCGTAGAGAAGATCCAAATCCAAACAGAAAAGGGAAGGCAAAGAACGTGACTCAAGAATCTCATTCAAACTGGAGAACAGATTTTGATCTGGATGAAGGTATGGCAGCAAATGCTATCCGTCTAGGACTTGGAGCAGGAACTGCCTTTGCTGGTCTCAAACTGATTGATAAGGCAAAAGAAGTAGGTGGTAAATTAGATAAGATTCAGAAGAAAAAAATTGATGCTATAAACAAGATCAGAGGTGTAAAAGAAGGGTATGATGATGGTGATGTAATCAGACCAACTGATAGAATTAAAATGGGGGATGGTAAACTTAGAACTTTAAAGGATCTTGATGCTAAGTTAAAAGATAAAAAACCAGTAAGAAAAGAGGAAGTTGAAATAGTTGATGAAGGTAAAAAAGACGCCTGCTATTACAAGGTCAAGTCGCGTTATTCTGTTTGGCCAAGTGCTTATGCCTCCGGCGCATTAGTTAAGTGCCGTAAAGTTGGTGCTAAGAACTGGGGTAACAAGACAAAGAAAGAGGAGTTCTCTAACTGGAGGAACGATCTTGAAGAGATGGCATCTGAAAAAAAGATTGATAAGAAACTTCAGAAACCAGTAAAAACTAGCAACTTCAATCCTTCAAAATACGTAAATGATACAAAATTAATGCCAGGGCATGGTATTGATAAAAAGTTAAAAGAAAATAATTTATACTCCAACTGGAGAGATGATTTTGTCCCCACAGATTATGAAACCACTGATTTAATCAAGGCAGATCCTATTCAAGTCCCACCTTCCAACCTTCAAAAGATTGAAGAAGCAAAAAAGTGCTGGAAGGGTTATAAAAAAGTAGGAACCCAAAAACTGTTTGGTAAGACCTACAATCGCTGCGAAAAAATCAAGAAAGAGCATTATGATTGGAGAGCAGAACTTGAGGAGGGTGCTGCTTGGACAAAAAAGTCCGGTAAGAACCCTTCAGGTGGATTAAATGAGAAGGGTCGTAAGTCTTATGAGCGTGAGAACCCTGGTTCTGATTTGAAGAGACCTTCAAAGAAAGTTGGGAACAAGCGTAGAGCGTCTTTTTGTGCTCGTATGAAGGGTATGAAAAAGAAGCTAACTAGTAAGAAGACTGCTAACGATCCTAATAGCAGAATCAACAAGTCCCTCAGAGCGTGGAACTGCTGATGAAAACTTTCAAACAGTTTAAAGAGCAGATGGTTGCTCCTGGTAATCCTATCAAAGGTGTTAATCCTCTTGATTTGAGAACTACAGACCAAAAAATGGACCTTTTAAAGAAAAAGGGTGAATTTTATAAAAAGCATAATCTGTATAAAAAACCATAAGTTAAAATTTTGTTATGAGTGAAGTATATCTTGGTAATCCTAATCTAAAAAAAGCAAACACGGCGATTGAGTTTACAGAGGATCAGGTCGTTGAATTTTTACGGTGCAAAGAAGACCCTGTTTATTTTGCCAACAATTATATCAAGATTGTTTCTCTCGATGAGGGTCTTACACAATTTCATCCATACAATTTTCAAGAGAAGTTAATACATAATTTTCACAATAATAGATTTAATATCTGTAAGATGCCACGACAGACTGGTAAGTCTACTACCGTGGTGTCTTATCTTTTACACTATGCCGTTTTTAATGACAGTGTAAACATCGGCATTCTGGCAAACAAAGCAGCAACCGCAAGAGAACTCCTTAGTAGGTTACAGACCGCATACGAAAACTTGCCAAAATGGATGCAACAGGGTATTATATCCTGGAACAAAGGATCAATGGAGTTAGAGAATGGCAGTAAAATACTGGCAGCTTCTACGTCTGCAAGTGCTGTCCGAGGTATGTCGTTCAACATCCTCTTTCTCGACGAGTTCGCGTTCGTCCCAAATCACGTTGCTGACTCGTTCTTTGCATCTGTTTATCCTACTATTACTTCTGGTAAAAACACCAAAGTAATTATCGTCTCTACTCCACACGGTATGAATCACTTCTACCGTATGTGGCATGATGCGGAAAAAGGAAAGAATGAATATATACCAACAGACGTTCACTGGTCGGAAGTCCCTGGTAGAGATGATGAGTGGAAAGAAACTACCATCGCAAACACGTCAGAGCAACAGTTTAAAGTTGAATTTGAATGCGAATTCCTAGGATCTGTTAATACTCTTATCAATCCAGCAATTCTTAAAAATCTCATTTATGAAGATCCTATCCAGAAAAATGCTGGTCTTGATGTCTATGAGCAAAGCAAAAAAGAACACAATTATCTCATTACTGTTGATGTTGCTCGTGGTTTGGGCAATGATTATTCTGCATTTATCGTTGTTGACATCACAGAGTTTCCCTACAAGATAGTTGCTAAGTATAGGAACAATGAAGTAAAACCAATGTTGTTCCCTAATATTATTCAACAAACTGCGAAGGGATATAATGACGCATGGGTATTAGTAGAAGTAAATGATATTGGGGAGCAGGTAGCAAATATCTTACACTATGACCTTGAGTATGAAAACATGCTCATGGCAGCGATGAGAGGTCGTGCTGGTCAGGTTGTTGGTCACGGATTCTCAGGTAAAAAATCTCAGATGGGAGTTAGAACAACAGCACAAGTTAAAAAACTTGGTTGCTCTAACTTGAAGACTCTTATTGAAGATTTTAAACTCCTCACACTTGATTATGAAATCATCTCAGAGTTGACTACATTTGCTCAAAGACATAATTCTTTTGAGGCAGAAGAAGGTTGTAATGATGACCTAGCAATGTGTCTTGTTATTTTTGCGTGGTTAGTAGCACAAGACTATTTCAAAGAGATGACAGATAATGATGTTCGTAAGAGAATTTATGACGAACAGAAAAATCAAATTGAACAGGACATGGCACCATTTGGATTCCTAGATGATGGTATTAATGATATAACATCTTTTACTGATGATCAAGGGGACCGTTGGCACACTGACGAATATGGTGATCGTTCATATATGTGGGACTACATGTAATGGACTTAGATGATCAGATTGAATTAGAACATATACTTTTAACTGAACGTAAATGTAG